TTCCGCAGCCTGCAGCGTCTTGGTCATGTTATAGTGCTTTTGATACTCTGCAAGGATTGCAGAGAGATAGGGCTTGTCCCGGAACTGCTCCCGCAGCACTGCCAGATCGTTCCGGATTCGGTCGATCTGATCTGTGAGTTCCAGTTTTAGCGCTTCTGTGCGCTGCGAAACATTTGCCCACTTCGGATTCAGAATTGCATCAAACCGGATAAACTCCCGCAACTCCCCGTCCGAAATGTAGTCCTCAAAGGTCTGGTACAGCTGGTTGTATTTCTCCTGCTTTCTCGCATCCTCAAAGCTTTTGAGCTGTGTGTCAATGGCGGCAATGGGGGCTTGAATCATGCTGACAAGCGCCTTGCACTGTACCTCAAATGCCTCATACGGGGCAAGGCAGGTGCGCTTGATCTCTTTCCGCTTGTCCTCGATTGCTTTCACCAGCTGGTTCAGCTTCGCTTTGTCTGATTTGGCAGCTTTGATGCTGTCCTCTGTGACCACCAGATTCTGATAATACGCCAGTTTCGGCGCAATCTGCCCTTTCAGTTCCTCGAAATTCCAGTCGATCTGCTGCGGCAGCACAGACAAATCGGTATTCACAACAAAATCCATAAAATATCACCACTCCTCTCTTAAATTTCCGGCAGGATCAGCGCCGGTTTCATCTCGGTTTGTACCAGTTCCCAGAATGTTTCTTCCTTTTCCAGCAGCCATGCCAGATCGTCAAGAACATCCGCACGATTCACAAAATATTCCCGTATCTGCTTTCTTGGTACACCGCCGGAATGGTATCGAAGATATGCATACAAATACACGAAATCCCATCCGGTGGCGAGCAGCTGGTGCAGCACCTGCACATAATAGTTCTGCGGCAGACGGTTTTCCCATGTCTCCCACTGTGCAGCGTTCTGAATGGTGCAGGTCTTGATTTCCAGAATGCCCTTGCCGGCATCGCCAGTCAGCTCCCCGTCCAGTGTGGCATAAAGCCAGCTGTGCCTGCCCTCGGCATACATCCGGTATGGATGATATGTCACCTGAAATTCCGGATGCTCGACT